TCGGCATCGTCGCCGTGCGTGGCGCCGGCAAGACGAACACGTCCGTCGTCACGACCGAGGAGATGATCGCCGCCGGCAGCCAGGTCGTCGTGCTGGACCCGCTGGACGTCTGGTGGGGGCTGCGCGCATCGGCCGATGGCAAAGGCGCAGGCCTGCCGGTGTACGTCTTCGGCGGCGAGCACGCGGACCTGCCGCTCGAGGCGGCCGCGGGCAAGCTCATCGCCGACGTCGTCGTCGAGCAGGGCATCAACTGCGTCGTGTCGTTGCGGCACCTGAGCAAGAGCGCGCAGCGGCGCTTCGTCGCCGACTTCGCCGAGCGGCTGTACGAACGCAAGGGCGTCGGCAAGTACCAGACGCCGCTGCACCTGGTCATCGACGAGGCCGACGCGTTCGCGCCGCAGCGTGTGATGGCGGACACGGCGCGCATGCTCGGCGCCATCGACGACTGCGTGCGCCGCGGCCGCAACGCCGGCTTCGGCGTGACGCTCATCACGCAACGGCCGGCGACGCTGAACAAGGACGTGCTGACGCAGATCGAGGTGCTGATTTGCCTGCGCACGATCAGCCCGCAGGACCGCAAAGCGCTCGACGAGTGGATCAAGGCGCACGACAGCGAAGGGCACCGCGACGAGTTCATGAAGTCGCTCGCGTCGCTTCAGCGGGGCGAGGCCTGGGTGTGGTCGCCGGGCTGGCTCGACGTCTTCGAGCGCGTGCAGATCCGGCAGCGCCGGACGTACGACTCGTCGTCGACGCCGAAGGCCGGCGAGAAGCGCCGCGAGCCGAAGCGCCTGGCGCCGCTCGACATCAGGGCGTTGCGCGAGCGCATGGCGACGGTCGTGCAGCAGGCGGAGGCGAACGACCCGCGGAAACTGCAGGCGCGCATCGTGCAGCTCGAGCGCGAGCTGGTGGGCGCTGCGATGGCGACGCCGGCGACGTCGGACTGCGGGCACCCGGCCGTGATCGAGGACCTGAGCGCGCGTCTCGATGCGTTGGACGCCAAGTACTCCGTCCTCGAGGAAGAGCGTCGCCTCCTGACGACGGCCATCGGCGCAGCTCGCGATGCACTCGACGATGCGACTCGCGATCACGCAGAGCGCATGAAGCGGCCGCCCTCGCCGCCAGTGAATCGTCCAGTCAACCGGACAATTCCAGCGCCGATCATCATGCCAGTTGGCACGCTTAAGAGCGTCAAGCGCGGCACGCCGTTGACGCCGCCGAGCAGGAACGGCGATGCACCGGCCGGCGATGAGACTGAGACTGTGACCGCGTCGCAGCAGCGGATCCTGGACAGCCTCGCGGCGTTCGAGCCGTTAGGCGTGATGAGCCTCGTGCGTGAAGTGGTGGCCGCGTACGCCACCGCGCGGCCGACGTCGGGCGGTTTCAAGAACAACCTCGGCCGCCTGCGCACGCTCGGGCTCGTGACGTACCCGACGCCCAACAACGTGGCGTTGACGGCAGCGGGGAGGGCTGTGGCGTCTCCCGGCGGCATCATCGCGTCGCGGGCGCAGTTGCATGACGCATGGCTCGGCATCGTCACGGCGTCGCAGGCGTCGATCCTGCGCACGCTGATCGCGCGTTACCCATCGGCGATGACCCGTGAAGAGCTCGCGGAGCAGGTCGGTGCACCGGTCACGTCGGGCGGTTTCAAGAACAACCTCGGACGTCTGCGCACGCTCGGCGTTGCGGACTATCCCGAGCCCAACTTCGTCGCCGCGACGGACGCGCTGTTCCCGGAAGGTGTGCCGGCATGATGGACGCCGCGACGTTCTTCAACCTCGAGCAGAGCGAGCATCAGTTCATGGGCAACGTGCGGGAGCACGCGAAGGCGCGCGGCTGGTTGGACTACCACACGCACATCGCGAAGCGCTCCGCGGAGGGATTCCCGGACCTTGTGCTCGTGCGCGACGGTCGGTTGGTATTCGCGGAGCTGAAGCGCGAGAAGCCGACCCCGTGCTCGCCGTCTATGCACGTGAAGCTCGACCCGACGCCGGCGCAGCAGCAATGGCTCGATGAGCTGGCGGGGTTCGCCGTGCGAGCGAACATGCTGCCCGCGCGCGACGGGATGCCGACCGTGTGGGTTGCGCTCTGGCGTCCGTCCGACTGGCCGGAGATTGAGCGGGTGCTGCGATGAGCGACAAGAGCGCCATCGAATGGACAGATGCCACGTGGAATCCGGTGACGGGCTGCACGAAGGTCTCGCCTGGCTGCGCGCACTGCTACATCGAGCGCACGCCGCCGTTCCGCATGGCCGGGCGAAAGTTCGAGCGCGGCTCAACGAACATCCTCGTGCATCTCGATCGCCTCGAGGTGCCCCTGCACTGGCGGCGGCCGCGCCGCGTGTTTGTGAACGCGCTGAGCGATCTGTTCCACGAGGTCCTGCCTGAAACGTTCGTCGCGTCCGTGTTCGCCGTCATGGCGATGGCACAAGAGCACACCTTTCAGGTCCTGACGAAACGGCCTGACCGAATGGAGCGCTTGCTAACGTCCGACGCGCTCCGTGCGGTCGTCTCCGCCGAGATCCTCCGGCTATGTGGTGCCGGATTCGATGGTGCGCCCATCGATCCGCGAACAACGCACGGTTGGCCGCTGCCGAACGTCTGGCTGGGCGTGAGCGCGGAGAACCAGCGGTTCTTCGATGAGCGCGTGCAGATCCTCACGAAGACGCCGGCAGCGTTGCGGTTCGTCAGCGCTGAGCCGTTGCTCGGCGATATCGACATGCAGTTGGCGCTAAGCGCACCGAACATCGACTACCCGCGCATCGGCGTCGACTGGCTGATCGCCGGCGGCGAGAGCGGGCCCGGCGCGCGGCCGATGGACCTGGCATGGGCGCGATCGCTCCGCGATCAGTGCGCGGATTACGACATCGCGTTCTTCATGAAGCAGCTGGGCGGGTCGAAGGCAGGGAGCAAGCTCGAGGATCTTCCGGAGGACCTTCGAGTGCGTGAGTTTCCGGTACCAGGCTTGGCGGCACGGTACGGGGCGGGAGACGGAACATGATCATCGCGAACGAAATGCTGGGGGGGGGGGGGCTTCGATGAGGGCGATCATCGTCGGCGCACCGATTGAGGTTGAGGGCGAGCCCGCGGAGATCGCGCAGCTCGTGGAGCTGATGACGTCGGGCGTCGTGAAGGTCGAGCACGTGCACCGGCATCGGCTGGACGACCCGGACGACAACGGCATCCAGCGCGGCGTGTGCTGGTGCGGCGATGCGCGCACGTACGCGCCGTGGGACGCGGCCAACCGGTCGAATGTCCCCACGATCGCAAAGGCGGCGACGCCGATCGCTCAGCCGAACGTCGTGGCTGTACGGCGGTCGAAGGCGCCGAAGGCGGCGAAGGGCGCACGCCGGTGCAAGCGCTGCCGTCAGCCTGGGCATCGTGCCGACAACTGCACGGCGCAGCTACAGGCGGCGTAGATGGTCACACAGGACGCCGCGCGGCCCGAGCACGACTTCTACCGGACGCCGGATTGGGCGATCGAGGCGATCCTGCGGCGGCTGGCGCAGGAGCTGACGCCTCGGACGATCCTCGAGCCGGCGGCGGGTGATGGAGCGTTGCTGGGGCCGCTGCGGCGCGCCTGGCCGGAGGCGACGATCGACGCGTACGACATCGCGCCGCAGCACGACGCGGTGATCAAGCGGCCGTTCTGGTTCGACGATACGCCGCAGCGGTACGAGCTGGTGATCACGAACCCGCCGTACAGCGCGGCGGGGGACTTCGTGGCGTACGGGCTGACGCGTCTGGCGCGTCGCGGCTGGCTTGTGCTGGGGCCGTTGCGGCTGGCGTTTCTCGCGTCGCAGGAGCGCCGGGCGATGTTTCGTCGCGACGAGCCGGACGTGTTTGTGCTGCCGCAGCGCCCGTCGTTCCGCAATGGCCGGTCGGATTTCTCTGACTACGCCTGGTTCGTGTGGCACGAGGGGCGTCGCCGGCGCTGGGGAAGGATCGAGCATCTCTAGGCGGTGGGTTGCTGGAGGTGATCACATGGAGAAACGGGAGCCGAAGGTCCACACGTGGGAGGTCGACTCATCGACGTTCATCAAGCTCGCGAAGGGGCAGCGGAACGCGATGTTGTGGAAGGGCAACGGCGTGCAGATGGGCGACTACGTCATGGCCGTGGAGAAGGACGAGGACGAGCTGACGGGGCGTCATCGGATGGGGACGGTGACGGACGTGCAGCGGGCGGACGCCGCGGGTGAGCGGGGGATCGCGAAGGGTTGGGCGTTGCTGAACGTGCTGATGTTCAGGCGTCCGAGGACGATCTGATGACCAGCCAGACCGGTCGCAAGGACGGGCTATGCGATGGCACGAACCAAACCCCTCGGCCCAGGACGGTGATTGCGAGAGGTGGCCACACGGAAGCGATCTGCCCGGTCTGCCATCGCCCCGGCGGTGTCACCGTTAAGCGAAGTCCGAAGGGTTACATCATCCTCGATGCCAGGATGAAAGAACATGAGGCTGTGTCATGAGCGAAGAGAGCGACCGCTTCCTGACGCTGGTAGACGACGCGCTGGCGTATGCGGCCATCGAGCGCCTGCAGGCGCGTCCGATCAAGCTAGTAATGCTGGGCCTAGCGATCGGGCTGTCCATCGGCGCCGAGCAGCCGGCCTGGGCCTCGGCAGCGCTCGAGGAGATGTCGGGCGAAGAGCGCGTGGTGGCGCTTGCGCAGCGTGTCGCTGCGGCTCGGGCGTACGTCGATGCTGCGGAGGAGCCGCCGGCGCCGGCGACGCGAAGGAAGCGCGCGTGAGCAGAGCGAGCCGTTGGTGCGCGTCCTGCGTTGCGCGGTTTCCGCGCGAGGCGTTTCGCATCATCCGGGATCAGCGGTGCTACATGCCGGATGGTCGCAGCGAGGCGCGCATCGAGGAGCACGAGGCGTGCGGGGCATGGCGCGTGCTTCCGGTGGTAGAATCGCAGCGTATCCAGGCGAGCCCGTCTTCGGGACGGGAGGCAGCGGACGGCTGCCATCGTTGACCACGTGCGGTCCGATGGCGGCCGCGTTTGTTTTTCGGAGGGGTGATCAGTGCGGGCGTGCGTCGGCAAGGTGGCGTACGAGAGCGAACGCCGGTCGCTCGTCGTGGCGCACCGCGACTCGAAGCGCACGGGCGACGTCATCCGGGCGTATCAGTGCAGGGAGTGCCCGGCGTGGCACGTCGGCCATGTCAGCAGGCGCGGTGTGCCGCGGAAGGTGGCGGTGTGATGCCGATGGCCCCGCCGCTCCCGTGCGCCCGCTGTGGCCGCCGGGGCTGCAGTCGACACACGCGGAAGCCGTTCGCCGGCGCGCGACGTGCGTCGTCGCTGTACAGCACGCCGCGGTGGAAGCGAGAGCGCGCGGCGCACCTGGCGATTGAGCCGCGGTGTCGCGTGTGTCGCGGGCGGGCGTTCGTCGTCGATCACGATCCGCCGCATCGAGGTGACGAGACGGCGTTCTGGGATCGCTCGCGGTACGTGTCGCTGTGCAAGCCGCACGGCAACGCGAAGACGGCGATCGAAGTGCGGATGAGACTCACGGCGGGGGTGGGTCGAAAGTCTGGAAGCGTCGGCCCTGCGAGCGCGTGGCTGCCTCTTCTTGCGCGGCCGCAGGTTTTGCGATCGAAAAGTGGGGGCGTTGGAACGCCGTCGACGTTACAGAGATCGCGCGCAGCGCGCGCGCGTTGGCCGGGCTGAACGAGTGCGGATCGAAGTGGCAGAAAGCGACAATGATGGGACGAAGAGGTCCGCCGCCTAAGCCGACGCCGCTGCGCAAGCTCCAGGGCAACGCGTCGAAGCGCAAGCTCAACGAGCGCGAGCCGCAGGTGCCGCCGGTCACCGACGCTGGACAGGTGCGCCGGCCGCGGTGGATCAAGCGGCGGACGGCGGCAGCTACGATCTGGGACGAGCTGGCTGAGCGTCTGGTCGGGATGAAGGTCCTGACGCGCGCCGACGAGACGGCGTTAGCGCTCTTGTGCGACGCGATTGCCGAGTTGCGGGAGTGCCTCGAGCGGGTGAGGGCGGAGGGGCGGACATACGAGAGCGTGCGGATCGAGGAGAAGCAGGTTTGCGGCGAGTGCGACGGGATGGACGGGCATGACGATCAGTGCTCGGGTGAGGGGGAGCAGCAGCCGGTGCGGGTCCTGCGCAAGATGATCCGATCGCATCCGCTGCTGCCGACGATCGGCACGCTGCGCACGCACATTCGCGGGATGCTCCAGGAGTTCGGCATCACGCCGAGCGCGCGGGCGCGCGTCGCAACGGGCGACGAGGACACAGACGACGACTTCGCGTCGAAGTATCTCAGGAGGGCGGGGGCGTGAGCGACGAACCGATGGGCAGCCTGAAGCTCCACGTGCCGCTGACGATCAACATGAGCGAACTGCGCGACTGGAAGCCTGAGCGCATCGCACGGCTATTCGAGGGCATCGCTGGTGTTATCGCCGCGGTCAACGATGTGCCGGGCGACAAGCTGCACCTGGCCACGACAGAAAGGCGGGGGCGTGAGCGCGGTTGTGTTCAGGGTTGCGCCTGACGAGCTGGTGGCTGCGGAGTCGTTGCGAATGCTGAAGCGGCTGCTGCAGCTGCGACGGGACCATGCCGACGAGATGAACGAAGACGGGCACATGCTTCTCGACAGGGCGATCTTCTCGCGCGTGCTTGCCGCCGCGCGCGCCGGCGTTGGCGGCGAGGCGCAGGTGCTGCTCGATGAGTCGCGCACCAGGTCGCGCGTGCCGGCGGAGCTACGCCGCGCGTCCGCTGATCGCGGTCTTGGGTCGGTCGTGATCGAGGGCGTGAGCCGATGAACGCACGACAGCAACTGGCGATCGAGAAGCACTGCCGGTTCGCGTTCGAGACGTTGCAGCCGGGGCTCAGTTGGGCGACGCCGACGACGACCGTCGTGCTGTCGGTGAACAGCGGCTATGAGTGACTGGAACAGGGATATGGCGGGCCCGTGTGGCACGCCTCAGTCGCACCGAGGGGCGGGATCGTGCTGACGACCGGCGAGCTGTTGCAGCTGGCGCTCCACGTGCTCAAGGGCGTGGGCGATGTCAGCGCCGGCGAGTGGGGAGAGCTCGGCGACGTTGCGTATCACCTGCGGCGCCGGCTGTCAGCGTTCGAGGCGAAGAGGATCGGGCCGGTGATTGATTGCCGGCGGACGGACGAGGGCCTGCGGCGTCTCGAGCTCGCACGCAGGTGGCTGCGCGATCCCGCGATTGCTGCGTATGCGGTGCGCGAAGTCGGAGGCACGTTGTGATGGTGAGTGCGCCGGTGCGGAAGGCGGGGTCGAAGACGGCGCGCCCGGTTGCGAGCAGCGGGCGTCGTTCTTCGGCTTCGCCTTCCGCACCGTCACCGGACCGGGCGACGCTGTATGCGCAGCGTGTGGTCGCGGGGGAGATCGTGGCGGGGCGGTACGTGCGGCTGGCGTGCGAACGTCATCTGCGGGATCTCGAGCAGGGGCATCGGCGCGGGCTGCGCTTCGACGTGCGGGACGCGGACCTGGCGATCGATTTCTTCCTGTACCTGAACCACTCGAAGGGCGAGTGGGCGGGCACGCCGGTCGTGCTGGAGCTGTGGGAGTGCTTCATCGTCGGGTCGTTGTTCGGCTGGAAGCGCGCTGACGGCACGCGCAGGTTTCGCGAGGCGCTCGTCGAGATCGCGAAGAAGAACGGGAAGTCGCTGCTGGGCGCGGGCGTCGGGCTGATGCTGGCGTTCTTCGACGGCGAGCTGGGTGCGGAAGTGTACGCCGCCGCGACGAAACGCGACCAGGCGAAGATCCCGTGGGGCGAGGCGCGGCGGATGGTGCTGAAGTCGCCGCGGTTGAAGTCGGTGATCACGGTGCTGACATCGAACCTGAGCATGGCATCGACGGCGTCGAAGTTCGAGCCGTTGGGGGCGGACGCGGACACGATGGACGGGCCGAACATTCACGGCGCGATCGTCGATGAGCTGCACGCGCACAAGACGCGGGCGATGGTCGACGTGCTGGAGGGCGGTGTGGCGTCGCGCCGGCAGCCGCTGTTTTTCTACATCACGACGGCGGGGTCGGACCGGACGAGCATCTGCTGGGAGAAGCACACGTACGCGGCGCGGGTGCTCGAGGGCGTGCTGCAGGACGATGCGCACTTCGCGTTCATCGCCACGCTGGACGCGTGCGACGCCTGTCACGGCCAGGGGAAGATGGCGCCGAGCAGCGAGTGCGGGGACTGCGACGACTGGCGGGACCCGTCGGTGTGGGTGAAGGCGAACCCGAACCTGGGCGTGTCGGTCAAGCTGGACTTCATCGCGGCGAAGGTGGAGAAGGCGAAGAACGTGCCTGGCCAGGTGAACTCGGTGCTGAGGCTGCACATGAACGTCTGGACGGAGACGACGTCGCGGTGGTTGTCGATGGAGGCGTGGGACGCGTGCGCGGGGGTGCGGGACCTGACGGACTTCGATGCGGTGCGGGCGGCGATCAAGGGGATCGCGGCGACGCGCCAGGGGACACAGTGTTTCGCGGGCCTGGACCTTTCGAGCCGTTCCGACATCACGGCGTTGTTGCTGTGGTTTCCGCCGGACGAGGCGGGCCTGGTCGATGTGCTGTCGTTCTTCTGGCTGCCGTCGGCGGCGGTGGAGCTGGGGACGAAGCGGGGGGTGCCGTACGACGTCTGGGTGCGCGAAGGGTTCATGAACGAGACCGAGGGCGACATCATCGACTACGACGAGATCAGCGAGTTCATCCGGCTGGAGCTGGCGCCGAACGTGGAGATCGTCGAGGTGGGGTACGACCCGTGGGGTGCGACGCAGCTGGCGCTGCAGCTGCAGAAAGAGGGCGCGACGGTGACGCCGGTAGCGCAGAGTTACCAGCACATGAACGAGCCGGCGAAGGAGATCGAGAGCCGCGTCACGTCGCGGCGTCTGCGGCACGGCGGGCATCCGGTGTTGCGGTGGATGATGAGCAACGTGGTGATCGAGCGGGACTCGCAGGACCGGATGCGGCTGTCGAAGCTGAAGAGCCCGGAGAAGATCGACGGGGCGTCGGCGATGGTGACGGCGGCGTCGCGGGCGATCTCGTACGAGGACGAAGAGGGCGGGATCTCGCTGTTCGTGCCCGGAGACGACGTGTGAGATCTGTCCACCGAAGACACCGAGGACACACAGAAGGGGGGGCCGGGTCGCCGTGAAGAAGTACGTGTATTTTGGGTGGACGCAGTACGGGACGATGCTGGAGCTGTTCACGTTGTTCGCTGAGGTCGAGCCGGCACCGGCCGAGGTGCAGGGTGCGCAGCGTAAGATCATGGCCGCGCGGAAGGTGCTGACGATGCCGGCGGTGGCGTTCTATTCGGCGGAGGAGTTGCACGCGGTGCCGGAGCTGCCGGCGGAGGCTGCTGTGCCGACGCTGGTGACGCCGGGTGCGGTGGATTGATCGTGTTCACCGCGGAGGCGCAGGAGGTGATGTTGGCCAGGGAGATGAAGATCGCGGAGATGGTGCGGCGGTGCCCGGTAGTAGGTTGCGGCGAAGACTTCGAGTTGTCGATCGGCGGCGTCGTGCAGCCGGTCGCCGTCGCGCTGTATCAGGTTCATCTGCTCGAGCACGTCGCGGAGGGAGTATTCGGATGAAGCCGATCGAGTTTGAGGGTGAGGGGCGTGCGGTGGTGTTCGCGAAGGACCAGCCGGAGTATGAGCCGTTGCCGGCGCGGGTCGGCGACGATCAGGTCGTGCACAGCCGGTGGGAGCTGACGGACGAAGAGCGGTCGATGATCGCCGTTGGCGGGTGCATCGACGTGAAAGTCTGGACGTACAGCGGGCCGTTGCAGCCGATGCATCTGTCGGTGGCGGGCGTCGTACTGGCGCCGGCCACCGAGGGCGCGGCAAGCAGCGCCCCTACGCTCGAGGGTGTCGCTGACGTTGACGAGTTCCCGGCCGCGGTGTCGTGAAGATGATCATCGAGCGGGCGGTGCGCTGGTTGCGCGAGATGCCGGGCGTGCGGCGGGGGCGGGCGGTGGCGTGGTGCGCGGAGATCGTCGGGGTGGTCGCGGTGTGCGTGGCGGCGTCGATGTGGGTGTTGCCGTTGGGGGTGGCGATCGCCGGCGTGTACGTTGTCATCGTGGCGAACCAGGGGGACGGATGAGCGATGTGCGAGTGGGGTGATACGGTGCTGTTGATGCCGCCCGACCGACGGCTGACTCCGAACCGCCTGGCGAATGCGTGGGTTGCGATCGACCGTTGTCTCGCCGACGCCGTGGAGGCGCTCTGGGCCGCGGGTTACGCAACACTCGGAGCGTGCTGCGGGCACGGCCGTGGCCACGGGTCGATCGACGTTGCGCCAGGGAGGGGGCTAGCGTCCTACGTCGCCTGGGCGGCGGAGCATCCGATCGCGATCACAGCCGAGGGCGGCTGTGGTACACCGGACGAGGACGGACCTGAAGGTGCGTCCCTACGAGAGACACATCGACGGAGGAGGGGACATGCCGGCACTCAAACAGGCGGCGAGGAACGTGTTCACGATCGTGCGGCAGACGACGCCGGCGTTCAGCGGGGTGAACGGACAGATCCCGCACTACGGGGGTGCGGGGACGAAGTCGGGGCAGAAGGTCGACGAGGCGTCGTCGTTGCGGGTGGCGGCGATCTGGATCGCGTGCACGTTCCTGGCGGACGAGGCGGCGTCGCTGACGATGAAGATCGTGAAGCGCGACGACGTGTCGCGCGTGCCGCAGCGGCCGCCGGCGCTGCGCGCGTTGTGGGGGAAGCCGAACACGGACCAGACGCACGTGGGGTTCGACGTGTCGGAAGTCCTGAGCATGTCGTTGTGGGGTGCGAGCTACACGGCGTTGGGCTGGACGCGGGCGAAGGAGCTGGCCGTCCGGTGGCCGCTGGACCCTGATGGCGTGACGCGCGAACGCGCGGAGCACGGCGGGCTGGTGTTGAAGTCTCGCGGCCAGGGGGAGCTGCACAACCGTCCGGACGAACGTCCGGAGTTCTCGTGCGTGCCGCTGTACGAGCTGCCGGGCAAGCTGACGCCGGTGTCGCCGGTGCGGATGGCGGCGGAGCTGGCGGGGCTGTCGCTGGCGTACGAGGAAGTGTCGGCGCGGCTCGCGGGCAAGGGGATGAACCCGAGCGTCGTCGTGACGGCCGACGCGGTCGTCAACGACGAGCAGTCGAAGCAGCTCTCGTCGCGGCTCGAGCAGACGTACGGCGGGTCGTCGAACGCGGGCAAGTTCGCGGTGCTCGGCGGGAAGGGGATGAAGCTCGAGCGTCTGGCGATGAGCGCGGTCGACGCGCAGATGATCGAGCACGAGAACAAGATCTTCAACACGCTGATGGCGATGTGGCGGGTGCCGCCGACGGTGGCGGGGATGGTCGACAAGGCGTCGTCGTGGGGGACGGGCATCGCGGAGTTCTCGTTGGGCGTGCAGCGGTTCACGCTGCGGCCGATCGTCGAGCGGCGTCAGGCGGCGCAGGAAGAGATCGCCGCGGTGGTGGACCCGGACCTGCAGGTGCGTCACAAGTTCGACGCGTTGTTGTCGGCCGCGCCGAAGGACCGCGCGGAGATCCATGCGCGCCGGCTGCAGACAGGGTCGACGTCGGTGGAGCGCGTGCTCGCGCAGGAAGATGAGCCGCCGTTCGGCGAGGAGGAGACGGTGTACTCGCCGCTGGCGATGGCGACGGAAGAGGACCGCAAATTGTCGCAGCTGGCGATCAAGGCCGACGCGTACGCGGCGCTGATCCGCGCGGGCGTGGAGCCGCCGGCGGCGGCGGAGGAGACGGGGTTCGACCCGGCGACGTTCAAGCACACGGGCGCGTTGCCGACGACGTTGCAGGGGGACGACTGAACCACAGAGGCACGGAGGCACAGAGGGATCCAGGGATGGCCGATCCGAAGTGCTGGCGGTGCCGGCGGAAGCTGTTTGTGGCGCGGATCCGGGCGGGGGTCGTGGTGCCCGAGGGCATCGAAATCGAGTTCCCGTGCGCGCGGTGCAAGGCGATCAACGCGGTGGCGCTTGACAGTCTGGAACCGCGGGCCGTAGCATGCGCGTAGACACATAGACAGTTTCCGAGCGCCCCGCAGCATCGAGCGCCCCTACTGCTGCAGTAGGGGCGCTTTCTCACTTGAAGCCGGCCGCACTCCTCCGCAACTATCGCGACCTCGGGCTGATGCTCGCCGCGCAGAACCAGGCGCGCGAGCACGGCTGGTACGCCATCAAGAACGCCGCCGGCGAGGCGGACGTCTACATCTACGGCGTTATCGGCGGTTCGTTCTTCGACGAAGGCGTCGACGCGAAGCAGTTCGTGCAGGAGTTCCGCGACCTGCGCGCGGACAAGATCATCGTCCGCGTGAACAGCCCCGGCGGCAACGTCGACGACGCGGTCGCCATCCACAACGCGATCAGGGACCGCGCAGACATCACCGAGACGCACATCGAGGGGCACGCGCTGTCAGCGGCGTCGTGGGTCGGGCTCGCGGCAAATCGCATGGTCATGAGGCCGCACTCGCGCCTCATGATTCACGAAGTCCACGGCGTCGTGCTAGGCGCCCCGGACGATCTGCGAAAGTACGCCGACGTCTTCGACGGTCTGGGCAACGACATCGCGGACGCGCTCGCCGAGAAGGCGGGCGGCACGCGCGACGAGTGGCGCGAGCGCATGCGCGCCGAGACGTGGTACGGCGATCAGGAGGCGGTCGACGCCGGCCTGGCTGATGAAGTGTCGGGCGCTGCGTCCAGCGAGAACACGTTCGACCTGTCGATCCTCGAGATCTTCAAGAACGCACCGAAGGGCGCCAAGCCGCGGAAGCGCGCACCAAACAAGACGAACAAGGACGGACCTGAAGGTGCGTCCCTACAGGGGCCGAACGAGGAGCTGGTGCGCGCGCATCTGCGTTATCAGCGGGATAAGTCGCGCCGTCTCGGCGTGGCGGTGTAGGAGGGGACTGTCATGCCGTTCAAGGTGAAGGTTGACCGGAAGGAAGACGTCGCGACGCTGAACCGCGACGAGGTGCGGATCGCGCTCGACGAGCGCAGCGAGGTGCTGCACAACATCTTCGCCGAAGCGGGCGCGGAGATGGACGCGACGAAGGTAAAGGCCGTCGAGGCGAAGGACGGCGCGGACCTGGCGAACCAGGTGAACCAGCGGAACGACGAGTTGACGTGGCTCGGCGAGCGTGAGGAGTACTTCACCAAGCTCGACGCGGTGAAGACGCAGAACGACAAGCGGCGGAGCGCGCCGGCGGGGCCGGACCCGCGCAACTTCGCGCCGCGTGACGGGGGCGCTGGCGATCCGCCTGCGCCGCGGAAGTCGTTCGGGCAGCTCTTCGTGGAGTCGGAGCTGTACGAGGCGGCGAAGAACAAGGTGTCGAAGTTCAACGGCGAGCTGCCCGGGCGGCCGGAACAGCACCTGGGCATGCGGCCGATCAACGCGGTGTTCGCGACGACGGCCGGCTGGGCGCCGGAGTCGATGCGCACGGGCCGCGTGGTGCTGGACGAGCAGCGCGACATCGAGGTGACGTCGGCGTTGCCGGTGTTCCCGACGTCGCAGGCGGCTGTCGTGTTCATGGAGGAGACGACGTTCACGAACGCGGCTGCGGAGCGCGCGGAGGCAGCGGCGTACGCCGAGGGCACGCTGACGCTGACGGAGCGGACGCACACGGTGCGGTCGATCGGCGTGTCGCTGCCGGTGACGGACGAGCAGCTGGCGGATGTCGCGGGCATCGCGTCGTACCTGGACCAGCGTCTGGGGTTCATGGTGCGGCAGCGGCTGGACTCGCAGATCCTGGTGGGCGACGGCATCGCGCCGAACCTGCTGGGGACGCTGAACGTGGCGGGCATCAACACGCAGGCGAAGGGCGCGGACAACGGCCCGGACGCCGTGTACAAGGGCGCGCGGGCAGCGCGGGTGACGGGCCGGTCGCAGCCGAACGTGGTGTTCGCGCACCCGAACGACTGGCAGGCGATCCGCCTGGAGAAGACGCTCGACGGGGCGTACCTGTGGGGTCCGCCGATGGAGGCGGGGCCGGAGCGGATCTGGGGACTGCCGGTGATCGTCACAACGGCGGTGACGGAGAACACGATGATCGTCGGCGACTACGCGCGGTTCGCGGGCCTGCACATCCGTGCGGGGCTCGAGGTGCTGACGGGGTTCGTGAACGACGACTTCCTGGACGGGCGCGTGACGATCCGCGCGGGTCTGCGCGTGGCGGTCGTGCATTACCGTCCGAGCGCTTTCTCCCAAATTACCGGAATGTAGCCTCACCCCCCGCCCCTCTCCATGCGACATGGAGAGGGGAGTTATGACGGCCGCAGATGCGGCGTAACGAGGAGACGTAAGCGATGGTGACGACCCTCAGAGCAGCGGTGGACCCGCGGTCGATCCCGGCGCCGACGTCGGAGCTGCACACGGTGACGCTGCTCACCTCGCAGGAAGTGAAGGCGCTGGCGGCGACGAACATCGACCTGGTGCCCGCGCCGGGGGCCGGGCTGGCGCTGGCGCCGACGCGGGTCGTGTACTCGCTGGACCGGAACGCGGCGTACGACGACGCGGCCGCGCTCGGAAACCTGATCCTGGCGTACAAGACGACGCAGACGGCGCTGATCACGAGCGAGGCGGACGCGTTCATCGACGCGGCCGCGGACGCGGCGAAGGTAGAGGCGCCGGCGGTGGCGGACTTCGCGCCGGAGGCGAACACGGCGATCGTGTTGGACAACGACGGTGCGGAGTTCACGGGCGACGCGGGGAACGTGAACACGCTGCGGGTGACGGTGTACTACATCGTCGTGCCGATGGCGTAGGCGGCCAGGGACGGACCTGAAGGTGCGTCCCTGCAGAAGACCGGACGGACCTGAAGGTGCGTCCCTACAGTCGGAGGGAAGAACATGGCAGCTCAGGACGTAGTACAAAAGCACGCACCGCTGTTTGACGCGGCGCGCGACGGGCGGTTGTTCCACGCGGCGACAGCGGCGACAGGAGTAGCGCCGGGGACGGCGATCGGGACGACGGCGGCGTTCTCGCTGCATAACCCGTTCGGGTCGGGGATCATCATCGCCATCGTGAAGGCGGCGCTGGGGTACATCTCGGGCACGCTGGGCGCGGGGACGGTGTGGCACCTGATCAACGACGACCCGCTGGCGGCTGCGCCGACAGGCACAGCGATCGGCGAAGAGGCGGGGAGCGTGACTGGCGCGAACCCGCTCGGCGTGGCGCTGACAACGGTGACGCTGGCGGCGGCGCCGAAGATCATCCGTCCGTTCTGCAGCCTGGGCGCGTCGCTGGCGTCGTCGGCGGTGCAGCCGTGGCAGGTGAACGAAGACGTCGGCGGCGGGATCATCCTGCCGGCGGGGTGCACGTACTCGCTGCACGCGACGGCTGCCGCGGGCACAGCGCCGCTGGTGGCGTTCGGCGTGACGTGGGAAGAGGTCGCGGTCGACGCCGATTAACCTCACCCCCGGCCCCTCTCCATCGGGGTGGAGAGGGGGGACGAAGAAGATCACAGGCAGGAGTGCCTGTGCCACGTGAGGAGCTGAGCGATGGGCCTGGAGATCGAGACGCTGCGGAAGGCTGCGGAGGGTGCGATGTACGTGTCGCCGGCGCGGCTGTGCGTGACGGCCGACGACGAGCTGTGCGCGGAGGACGACCAGCGGGCGGTGCGTCTGCTGGTGGGAAAGGGCGGCTCGATCCCGGCGAAGGACGCGGCGCGGTACGGGCTGATCGAGGACGGGTCGGCGGAGACGGTGCTGCGGGTGGCGGCGGAGACGATCAGCGGTGAGGGCGCAGCAAGCAGCGATGGCGAGGCCTCGGACGCCGAAGGCGGCGAGACGGCCGCGGGCGCAGCAAGCGGCGCCCCTACAGACGATCAGGGGCCGTCGTTGGGTCGGATGCGGCGTGGTGAGCTGCTGGAGCTTGCCGCGGAGCGAGGCATCGAGGTGGGCGAGGACGTGACGGTGGCGCAGTTGCGCGAGCTGCTGCGAGAGACGGACGCCGGCGAGTAGACGATCAGCCCGCCCATCGACGCGGCCGGTCAGGCAGCAGGACACTGCGCCGGCTGGCCGTTTCGTTCGTGTGGGGTCGGGGTCTATCCACAGATGGACACCGATGGACACAGAAGGGTTAGAGGAGACGCATGACGGCGCTGAGTGTGCAGTTGAAGGGGTTCGAGGAGCTGGACCGGCGGCTGGCAGGGATGTCGGCGCGGATCCAGAACCGGGTGCTGCGGCGCGCGCTGCGTGTGACGGCGAACCGGTTTCGGGACCGGCTGCGCGGCGGGACGCCGGTGGACCAGGGGAAGGCGCGCCGGGCGGTCAACGTGAAGGTGAAGGTGAGCGGGAAGGCGGCGTACGCGGCGGTGCGTTACAAGGGCCGCCCGCAGATGTACATGCGGATCCGCGATCGCGGGAGCAGGCGTCAGCCGGCGCGGCCGTTCTTCGAGCAGACGATGGGGAACTGGCGCGCCGAGGCGGTGCACGACTTCAGCGTGGCGGTGCGTGAGGCGGTGGAGACGCACGGGGGGATCGATTGATCCGGTTCACCACAGAGGCACAGAGGCACAGAGGTTTCTGTTTGGGCGAGACGAAGCGCGTGCAGCTGCTCGCTCTCTCGGGCATCGGCACGTGCGCGAAGCCAGGACCGAAGGTGCGCCGTGCCTAGAAACCTCTATTCAGATCTGGGGATGTTCCGGCGGCGGTTCGCGGGGAGCTCGGCGCTGGACGCGGACGACGCGGCGGAGATCGAGCGCGTGCTCGAGCGGGCGTCGCGGGCGGTAGACGATCACTGTCATCGCAATTTCTACGCGTTGACGGCGACGCGGGTGTTCGACGGCAACGGCGACAGCCGGATGTGGATCCCGGACCTGCTGGCGGTGACGTCGGTGAAGTTCGACGAGGACGGGAACCGCGTATTCGAGCTGTCGCTGGCTGCGGCGACGGACTACTTCCTGAAGCGGCCGGGGCACGACGACGAGGATGCGCTGCCGCGGACGATGATCATCCTCGATGACGTCAACGGGCAGCGTTCGTCGTTCACGTGCCGCGAGCGCCTGGTGGAGATCGTCGGACGGTGGGGATACACGGAAGCGGTAGAGCGCATCGTGCCGACGATCACGCTGGCGGACGGCGCGACGGAGACGGCGACGCTGAGCGCGGCGGGCGACGTGCAGAACGGGCAGACGTTGCGGGTGAGCGCGTCGAGCGAGCAGGTGTACGTGCGGTCGGGCGGTGGCACGACGACGCTGACGGTGACGCGCGGCGTGAACGGCACGACGGCCGCGGGCGCCGCAGGCGCGGCGGTGGACCGCTTCGTGTACGTCGACGCGGTCGTGGAGGCGACGTTGATCATGGCGTCGCGGCGGTGGAAGCGGCGGGAGCAGCAGTTCGCGAGCGTGACGTCGTCGCCTTCGGGGTTCGAGGTGGCGCGGGCGATGGCTGTGGACCCGGACGTGCAGATGGACCTTTCGCACCTGGTGCGCGGGGACGGGATGGTGTGATGGGACTGCTGCAGGTGATCGATGCGTTGGTGGCGATCGAGCAGGCTGTGCCGCCGCCGGCGGGCGAGAAGGACATCGCTGAGGCGTACGACGAGATCCCGCGTGCGGTGCTGACGTTTCCGTGCTTCGTGAACATCGAGCAGCCGCAAGAGAGCCACGGCAGCAGCGGGCTGCGCGATCGTCGGCGGACGATCGACGCGCACCTGCTGTTTTGCGAGTCGACCCAGAAATACAGCATCCGTTCACGCCGGGCGTGGGAGGACGCAGTACTCGACCACCTCTGCCGCAACCTGACGCTGAACGGGACCGTGAGCGCCATCCACGGCATCACCACGAACTACGAGCCTGTCTCGTTGGGAGAGACCGAATACATCGCGTGCACGTTCAGCATCGAAGTGCAGATCGTTGAGGCGTTCGCGTTTGCGGCGGTGACGCCGTAGGAGGAGTGCAGAGCGATGTGGAAGTACATCAGCGACGGGTCGTTCGTGACGGGCGTGCTGCCGCAGGACATGACCGATGAAGAGTTCGCGGAGGCCGCAAAGGTCTTCGACGCGCGCGAGGGAAAGAAGGGGCTTCTGGAAGCGACGGGCCTCTGGAAGCACGAGGCGGACACTAGGCCCGCGAAGGAGGATTAAAATGCCCCCGATTCTGCACGCGCTCGCAATTCCACAGTGGGGTCTCGAATCTGTGAAGGCGCCCGGCACGCCGGGCGCGGCCGTCGCCGCCACGAAGAAGATGGCGGTGAAGGATTTCATCATCCGGCCGACGGACAGCCTCTTCCGCGACGGTTCGCCGCTCAACGGCATGTTGATCGGCAACCGCGGCGGCGAGGTGATCATGGTTCGCGGCACCGAATGGGAGGTGCCGGAGACGCCGCTCAACCTGGACGAGATGCAGTACTGGTTGGCGATGGCGATCATCGGCGGCGTCGTCGCAGTACCCGGCCCGCCGATCACGTGGACCTACACCCTGAATCCGCTCGCGCTGGGCGTTGGACGCGACGTGCGGACGATCGAGCTGCGCCTCACGGACGGCGTGTCGAACAGCGACTGGGAGATCCCGGCGTGCATGCTGGCGGAGATCGAATGGACGGGCGCCGCCGACCAGCTCGTGCAGTTCACCGCTCGCGGGGAAGGCCGCCGGCTCCAGTCGTCGACGCTGACGGCGGCGCTGGCGATGTTCCCGATCAACGGCATTTCGACGGCGCTGACGAAGGTCTACATCAATGACACATGGGCGGCGCGCGGCACGACGCAGGTCGTGGGGCAGGTCACAGGCTGGCGGTTCAAGATCATGACGGGGCTCTATGGCCAGCGGACGACTGACGGCCGCACGGACCTGGACTTCGTCCTTGCGGCGCTGAACCCCGAGAACGTGCGCTGGGAGATCGAGCTGGACATCAAGGCTCTGGCGTCGGCGGCGATCTGGCAGACGGAGAAGACAGCGGCGGAGACGATGCCGGGTGGGTTGCTGCGGGCGGTCGAGATCCGCGGCGACATCACGATCGGCGCGGTGGTCTACCAGGTGAAATTGCAGGCGCTCGCGAAGTACACGGCTGCGTCGGTGTTCCCGGAGGGCCGGCAAGACGGCGAGGTGATGGGCAAGCTCGTGCTGGAAGGCTCGACCGATGCCACGAACGCGCTCGCGGTCTTTCTGCAGAACAACACCAGCGCCGCGGTCGCGTGATGCCGTGGATTGCGTTGAAGTGTCCGATGTGCGACCACGCCATCGGGCGTGCGTCCGAGGGGAGCGTGGTGGAGCTGCGCTGCCACGCGCGTCGGTGCGCGGCGAAGCCCGTGATCACCTTTCGTGTGCAGAACGGGCACGCGTCGCCGCTGCGGATGGTTGACAGGCGTGAGCACAAACGCGTAGAGTCTGCCTAAGAGCGCTGCCTGATCCTGTTTCATATTGGGATCGTCGCGCGGGCCGCTGGTGTATTCCAGCCTGGCCCGCGCATTTTGTTTTTCCACGGAGGCGCTCAAATGAACCCAACAGCAACGCACGAAGAAGCGGTCACGTCCAACAGCACTGCGGAGCCCGCACGGGAGTTCCTGCTGTCCGGTGACGAGCGTCACCGGATCGAGTTCGACGGCGGGGCCTGGGTGGAGATCACCCCGCACGTGACCGTCGGCCAGCGGCAGACGTGGTCGAAGCTGGCGACGAAGACGAAGCAGCGCATCCGGTTCACGCGCAAAGGGAAGAAGGCGCACCAGGAGGGCGAGACCGAGATCGACTTCGACAACGAGGTGTTTGTCAACGCGATGCTCGGCGACATCGTCAAGGCCTGGTCGTCGCCGTCGCTGTTGACTGCGGAGAACATCAAGCGGATGCCGGAGTGGATGGCGGACCGCATCCAGGAAGTATTCAACGAGCTGAACCCGCAGGGCGGGGAAGAGGATGATGAAGAGGGGGACTGAGGGCGCGCCTCGCGGGGCACTTCGGCGTCGGTAAAGGGCCGCTGCCGCCTGAGTGTTCGTGGATCGTGGAGGCGCAGGCGCTGAAGGAGGACGGGGTCATTGTTGGGCTGTACGCGACTCGCGACGAGATTCCGGAGCAACGTCTCCGCGTCTGGCGCATGTACGCCGAAGAGCGCAGCGCTGCGTGGCGTGCTGAGCACCCCGATGGGCGGACGCAGCCGACGCAGGACCTCATCGCGCAGGAGTTGGCTGACGACCAGGCGCGCCGCTCAGCGCTTGCGGTTGGCGTCTCGAACGCCGGCGGCGACGGCTGAGCGGATCAC